AGTAGTGGGGATTTCGTGGTAAAAGACAAATATTAATTAAAATTAAATAAAATGAAAGCAAATCAATTATTAAAATTTCTGCAAGATGTAGAAAAACAAGTAAATTCTTATGGAAGAACTTTGGAAGATGTTGAAGTAAACTTTAGGAGAAGTGATGATTCTGACGTTGAACAAACAGATTTCGTAGGGGTGGATTTATTTGATGAAGAATCAAATAAAATAGTAGAGAGTATAGTAATAATGGGTAAATATTAAATTAAATAAAATGGGATACAATACAGATTGGAACGGACAATTAAAAACTAATAGAGCATTCACTACACAAGAATTAATAGAATGGGAAGTAATAGTTGAAGAGAGACATGATGATGAATTTAAATACGGAGACGAAAGAAGAGAGTTTCCATCAATATGGTGTGGATTTGAGATTAAAAACATTACTGATGATTCAGGAACTTATGGAGTATTTAGATGGATGGGTCATGAGAAGACATATCAGGGCAAAGAATGGACAATATTCTTTTTGCAAAAATGTATGGAATGGAGCCATAATGAAGAAATATATGCAGAGGGTGTTTTGGAATGGAGAGGAGATGAAGAGGATGATATGGGGGCTCTTGTAATTGAAAAAGCAAGTGACTTAGATGACGAGGGAGCCATGATGATGATGCATATAGAAAAGGTGGAATTTTCCTACAAAAGAGAGAAGACTGCATATATATATGATGCAAAAAAAAGAGGATATAAAGTTCTTAAATCAAATGTGCGTTGGCATAAATAAAATTATATAACTATGAAATATACAATAAAAGATATTAAAAAAGCAGAATGTAATTTAGAGCCATTACATTGTGTTCATTGTGATAGTAAAGAAGTTACTTATAATCAACATATAGGAGATGCATATTGTTCTGATTGTGGAAGATGGCAAGAAGACACAGAAGAGAGAGAGGATTTAAAAGTAACAAGCATAAGATACTTTGAAACAAGAAGAGGTTTTGGTTATGAATGTAAGACAAACAGAGAAGGTATTACTATTTGGAATGATGGGCAAGGTGGAACAACATACATTGATATCTTGTCCCACTTGTCTTCTACTGAAGCTGAAAGATTTTGGTTTAGAGAACTAGGAGATGATGGCTTAGAAAAATTGATTGATGAATATGAATTTAAAAAATTATAATATGAAAAGAGAAGAAGTAAAGCATTGGTTAGGAAATAGCTATGAAGATTGGATTGAAGATTTAATGTTTAGATTGCTAAACAATAAAGTTTCTGTTGAAGAAATCAAGGATGAAGCAAGACTAATGTATAAAGATTATCTAAAAGATAATAAACAAAATAAAGTTTAACTAAATTAAAATAAAGTGGAAAAAACAATAAAAGAATTAAAAGAATTAGTATCTCTGTTTAAACACAGAAAATTATTTACTAACGATAGTATACTAATGAAGGGAGATTTAGAAAAATTAAATAAATTAATAAATAAACTAAAATGGAAAAAATAAAAAAAGATCAAGTAGTTGCTGACGACTATACAAAACAGCTTAAAATAGATAAAATAATTCAGGAAGAATTAATAGATATTGCTGAAGACAGATACATGAGTACATACGGATTCGTAAAAATAAACGGATTAGAGGAATTAGCTAATTGGGTGCTAGGAGACGGAACAGAAGATAGCTGGGAAGCGGAGGATGACTCAAATCAAATACAGCAGCTTTGTGATGCAGTAAAAAAAGGTAAGTATATTGTTAGTGTACTTGAAGCTAATATAGAAAATGATATTGACGTTAGAATAGATGACGGATACTATACTATTAGAGACATTAGCAGAGCAATAGATGACTTTGAGTATGGTAGTTTATCTCCATATGAAATGGTAAAAAAAATAAAACAAATAATAAGTTAACTTTGTAAAAAAACTTATGAAACAATTTGTTATATCCTCTGAAGTAAGTAGCAAAAATTTTTCAAACAATATCAGCTTAGAAAAAAACTGTGTTCAAGGAAAAAACAGTGATAAATCTTTTGCTGATTTTGTTAGTTATATTCAAGATGACTTAAATGACTATGTATTTCCTATAGTTAACATAAATACAAATTCTCTTGTACAAATAAAACCTATTGATTGGGTGGAATCAGAGGAATATATAAATCATGTGTTTTCTAGAGTTAGAACGGAGTATGTTGGATACCTAATACATTATGATAATTGTTCTGTAGCATGGTACAAAGAGCATGGCGAAATATATAGACTATGCGTTAAGATTGTCGAATTAAAAAATGATGAATGCGTTTTAGTATCTCAATTAAACACAAACGATGTACACATGCTAAACAAAGAAGTGTCCATGAAGTTTCTAGACAATTTGTGGTTGGTTACTCAGTTGTATGAAAAAGAAATTATAGACAAATACTATTACAATAATGAAAAAGAAAAAGAATTTCATTACACTAACTTGTGGAGGAATCATTACGAGAGAGAGTGTGAGCATGTAGATAATTATTATGTTTATAATCAAACAACAAGAGGAGATATAAAGGCACTACAAAATGCTACAAGAATAAATAGAACAAAGTACACTAGACTAGCAAAAAAACTACACAGCTTTAATGAAAAGCAATGTCCAGTAAATTATTTCTTTTCACAAGAAAAACTAGACTACAATGATTACGACATGAATACTGGAGAAGTGATTGAGTATACAAATAAAGATTATGCAGAGGGAAAGCATAAAGAAGACGCATTATTGGTTACAATTCTTAGAAGTGAGGATGATCTTTTTCCATTGTTTGAAATTATTTAAAAAAAATTAGGTTATAATCAAAATTTATTGTAATATTACACACAAATTGAACTAAATATAATATAGGTAAGTATTTATGGTTAAATCTGGAACATAAACTAAGTAATTCCAGAACGAAAGGATAAACAAAGCTTACCTTAATACAAGAGTTGATGTTAGGCGAAATCAACAACGTAATTAGAAACTGTATGGCGTGTTTCTTCCTCTTTTTTTATTAACTTAAATAAAGAATTATGGATAAAGAATATGGTAAGTTTTTTAAAAGTAACTACAAGTACCCAGTATTAGATTACAACAGTTGGAGTGAGTATGTAAAGCATGAGTATAAAAAGATGAGGGAAAAAAACCTAAAAACTAGACAGAAGAAAGAGAGAGAACAGCTTAAAAATACTCCTTTAAATTTTAACTGGTAATGAAAGAAGTACATGAATTAATTCTTAAAGAAAAACTTAAAGAAAAGCCAAACATCAGGTACATACAATGGTTGCAAAAATTAAACGAGGACATTCTCAAGCAAATCATTGTGAACAATTACAAGAAGTAAAGACGAGGAATAATCCTCAATAATTTTATAGGTGTAAGATACCTTGATATTAAATGTTTTGTCTTTACACTAAGGGAGTGGTTATAAAGGCATAAGCCAACAATACGTTAATACTGTTAGCTGCTCCCTTTAAAAATTAAATTAAATAAAAATGAAAAGATTATCTGAATACTTAGTTAACAAACTAAAAGAAGAACAGCATTTAAGGAATTATAATAAAGCAAATAGATTAGACACTATCGATCTAAATAAATACTTTAAAGAAACAGATAAAATAGAAATAAAAGGTAGATTTGTATCTGCGTGTAAATACGCATTACCTATACCTGAAAGGGTAATAATCAAAAATGATATGAGTAAATATAAATTAATTAAAAGATATGAGTCAAGAAATTGAAGTTCCAAAATATTATGTAGGAGACACCTACAGAGAAGGGTATTACCAAGCAAGGTACGTTGTAGAAGATTTTAATTGCACTTGGAACGTAGGCAATGTTGTTACTTATTGTTTACGAAGTTCTAAAAAACATGAGAGTCCAATAGAATGCTTGAAAAAATCCATTAACCATCTAAAATTTGAAATAGAAAGGTTAGAAAAATTAGAAAAGAAAAATAAAATTAAATGAAAAGAGAGATATTTGATAAGTACGCCACAGCAATAGCCGACAGGTTTCATCTAACTTTAGATGAGATGTTTGCTAAAACAAAAAAAAGAGAAGCAGTAGATGCTAGACAGATGTTGTATTTTTTGTCTCGAGAACGTCCAATAAGAATCTCTTATATACAAAAATTTATGGAGGACAATGGGCATATTGTTTCTCATTCAACAATTATTCATGGGTACAACATAGCAAAAGAGCATGTCGATAACGATAAAGATTATGCAGAGGTTGTAAGTCAGCTTAAAAATGTATAAATTAGAGGACATATATAATCAGGCATCAAAAGATAGTTCTATGAAAATAGAAAGAAATAATAATGTCAGTTATATAAATGTAGGAGTAAAAATAAGTAAGTATCCAAGTAAAACAGAAATTTTAAACTGTTCAAAAAACGGAGACTACTTTCAGGAAATAACATCAGACGAGTATAATATGTTTTATAATCGTGGGTGGTATGAAGGCTGCATAATTTTAGCTATCTCAAACTGCGTTAGAAAGTTAAAGATGATTAAGGTAAAAATGCAGGAAGAAGTAAATCAAAGAAAAAACGATAAGTTTATTAAAAATTTAAAAACAAAACGGGAGTTTGTTATGAATAAATATTCTTATTATAGTCAAAAACTAATTAAACTAAATAAAAATGACAAAATTAAAAACAGTAAATATAAAGGGTAAAGAGTATGTTGAAGTACACACAAGATTAAAATACTTTAGATCTAAATACCCACAGTACACCATTGATACCGATACAATAGAAAAAACAGAAGACACTGTAATGTTTAAGGCGGTAATTAAAAACGAAGAAGGTAGAATTATAGCTTCAGGACATGCAGAAGAGAGAAGAGGCTCATCATTTATTAATAAGACATCATATGTAGAAAACTGTGAGACATCAGCATG